TTTTATCTCCTTCCTGAAGGTATAAAGTCTATATAAAATCCGTTAATAGTGTATGGTGCTTTGACATCATCACTAATGATTGTAAAATTGTTACTGTATCCACTTCCTTGCAGTGGTATTCTTATAAGTGGATTCTCAGCTCCACCAAATACGTTAGTACCAAATATCGCCTCACCAAACAAAGAAGGTGGGTCAATGGTGCCTAAGTCAAAAAGGTTAGGCGGTTGTGGTGTATCGGTACTACCATAATCAAATCTAACTTGTACATCAGGATTTACAACTCCTTCAGCACTTGCAGAAACTTTGAGGTAATGTAAAGTTTTTAAGGTTCCTAAATCTCCGTAGTCGTAGTCGGGGGTACCAAACCTAGCAAGGATATTACCCCCATCGAAACTATTACCAGCATCGTGAACATAAATGTAACCTCCAGTAGACCCATGAAAATGTTCTTCAATACCGACTTCATTAAAGTTAGTTCCTATTGCTGTTACTTCTATTCCTCTTGTTTCTGACCATTGAAAACCATTAGGTCTCAATGTTCCTATAATTCCTCGTTGTTGACTTTCTTGTAAAGTCGTATCAGTATAAAATAATCTATACTGAGATTTATCTCTGTGAACCATACTAGTAATAGTATAGTTGTCCACGTTTCTAGCTAGGTCGTTTAGCAAAGGCTGTATAGCTTTTGAAACTGTACCAAGCTCGGTATCTCCAATCCTTGCAGTACCAGCAACTGTTCTTATACCATCCGGTGCAAGGAATACCAAGTCACCACCAATCTCCTGTATACTGTAACCGCTTAAACATCCAATGTTTTCAGCAATGGATACAATGGCTACGGTAGTACTATCATCAATGTTGATAAGCTTGTGAATACTATTTTCACAAAAGACTATCAAGTCTGCACGGAATCCTCTAATACCTACAATCTTATCTGAGATACTTATACTTCCTGCACCTGTTCCACTAAAGTTATCAGGGTCATTATGTACACTGTAATAAACTGTAGTCTCGTTGTCCTCAACACCAGCAGCAATTAAGTGATGGTCATGTGATGCAATATACTTTACAGGCGTATTAGCTCCATTAGGCTGTATCTCTTTCGTAAAGAATGTCCTAGTATTTAAAGCTCCAGTACCTTCCATTCTAAATGAAAAAATATCTTTGGTGGAATTATCAGCTATCATTATTTGCCCATAATCTTCACCAGCAGCTTCAAACATTGCAAAGGTACATTGACTTTGTCCTGTTCTTACAGAAGCTGCTTTAGCTGTAAAGGTTGCATACGTATCACCACCAACAGCAGAAAGCTTATTTATCTGCATCCAAGTTATACCATCTTGGCTAAAATAAATGGCATTATTAGCACAAGCTATAACACCATCAGCGTAAGGCATAACTCCTAAAATTGTATGAGTACCGCCTGTCGGCTGTGTAGCACTTCCTTCACCAAACTTATAAAAGCCATTGATACGTCTGTATCCACCTTCTATAGAGACTTCAAAGTTTCGAAGTTCTCTTGCGACTCCCGGAGTTCTAAGCAAGTCAATTGAGTTAGCTGACTTGACTAAGCCTCCGTCACATGCAACTGTGTAAGGTTGTGAACGTGCCATAAATTAAATTAAAAGTATCTTCTATCGTCTGTCATAACTCTTGGAGTTGGATTCATAAGATTAGACTTCATATGTTTCATAGCCTTCTTATGGTCCTCAAGAGCAAATGCAGCTTGTTGTGGGCTTTCTTTAAACTGCCACACATAGTAACGTACTCGTGATGTGATAACGTTACTGTATTGTTCGGGGAATACTATCGTATCACTGTATGCTGTAAGCTTCGTAGGCTTTGTAAACGCATAGAAGTGTACGTTGTATTCTTTGTCAGGAATTGGACTTAATCCAAACTTCCTTGAGTCAGGTGATTTAATAACTCTTACTGGCTCACCATAAGCCTGTCCATTCGCATCGTCTTCGTTTTCACTGTCTCTGTAATATCTTTTCCAGTCTTCTAAGTTTATAAACTTTAAACCTTTAGAGACATACGGTGCGGTTTCACCACTAACATTAATCGTGGTAAGATAAAAATCATCCCAGTCTACAGAACCATAATCGTCTGCTAAACTTGAGCTTCCAGCTTTAAGCAGATACCATCTTGTACCTGCGGTTGTTGCTACTGTAACATTACCATAGAATGGGTCAGTAGCTCCACTAACTCCTGCTGAAAAGAAAGGTAGTTGTGGTTCTTCGTTGGCTATGTCAAATATAGATTTATTGACAGCATCTTTGACAAACTGTTGAAGCCCTATCGCACTTGCAAAGTTTGCTTGTGTCAGTGGAAGTTCGTTGAGTTCTCTTAGAACTTCGTTAGTGATGTCAAGATATGTTGTAGCCATTATTTTTTATGAACCTTTTGAATTTGAAAGTTTGCAGATTTACTTGCACCTTTGTGAGGTTTGTAACCACCTGCTGGGTCTTTCATTAACTTGTAGCTTTTACCAGATTTCATCCAGTGATAGCCTTTTGGTGCTGGTACTTTCATTACTTAGGCATACACTTAGGCATTTCACCATGTTTGTAAGATGGTAGTGAGCCTTTCATAGCTTTACCACCTTCACGAAGCTCACGTCTAGCAGCTTTG